CAGCGTTTCCAGGTGGGCGGCTCTACGTCGATTCCGTGGTGTACGGGATAAGTAAATTCATCATCTACATGAACATCCCAATATGGATATACCTCTTCGACGCCATGGCCAAAGTTTCTCAGAATGACGTCGTTGCCATCTCCCTCAATGCCCATTTCGATGGAGGTTGTCCAGTTCCCATCCGGCTGCTTTTTCTTGCGCGTCTGGAAATAACATTCCCGCGGTCTCGAAAATGCGTTCAAGCGGAGCGTAGCCACCTGCTGCAAAATTTGCATGATTTCACTTTTTTGAAGCGCGGAGATTCCCTCAAGGCCCGCTCCAACGGCTGTTTCGTGCATCATTGTCAGCGCGTTTTCCATGCATAGATGTTGATAAAGGTCCACCGAACCACCATTGGAAATCTGTTTTTCCACCAATGGGATGTATGCGGCCCCTGTTTTCTGTACGATAGTGCGATAATCCGGCATTTTTGCGATTCCGTTATTTTCCGCCATGATACTTTAATCCCCTTTCAGCCCCAGTTTTTCGCCGGGGATCACATTCAAATTGATGACCTGCATTTCATCCGGCAGTGTTAAATCGGTAACGCTCTCCCGGTTATCCAGGAACAGCGGGAGCGAAATGTCCGCCGCCCGGCTGAATGCCTGCACGATCTCCACGTTCGCCTGCATTTTGGACGCGGTATTCAGAGCACCGTATGGAACACCGTCCACCATTGCCTCGCAGACCTCTCGCAGACCGCCGTTTTTCTGCTGCTCAAACAGTTTGAAGCGCACCGTGGGAAAATGCTTGTTGACGCGCTCGGTCAGAAGTGTCACCAGCGTGCGGGTATATTCCTCGCACATAGACAGCCCGCGCTCCGCTTCCTCCAATTGATGAAGGGTGTCACGCTGTTCTGCTTCAAGCTCCTGGATACGGGTTTCGAGCGCCGCGTTGCGGTCGATTTCCGCCAGCCGTGAGGTCATTGCATCGGATTGAGCCTGCATGTCTGCCAGTTTCTGGCGCTTTTCCTGAACAACCTGTTCGGCCGCTTGGGCGCTGGCCTGGATTGCCTGCCGCAATTCTTCAGCCTTGGCTTTCAGATTCGTTTCCTCCGCATCCAGTTCCGCGAAAAGTCCCATCTGTGTTACAGGAGGCTTTTCCGCGATCACCATATCATAGGCTGCGGCTGCCGCCTTGGCGGCACGCTCACATGTATCCAGGTCCTCGCGCAAGCGTGCCGCTTTTTTCTCCATTTTCTCGACGTCCTGAGCGGCTTTGGCACCCTTGGCCGCAATATCCGACAACCGTTCAGATTTGGAAACATTAAAATTCTCCTGCGCCTCCTGCACCAGTTCCGCAGGCAATGCCTGTCCGCAGGTCGGGCATGTCTGCGCAATGTCAGGCACGGTCCCGTTCACTTCCACCCATTCAACCCGCAGACGGTCACGTTCAGCAGCTAGGAAGTCCCGTTCCCGATTCAGGGAACGAAGTTCCGCAGCAAGCGTTTCCACCCGGCACATTGCATTTTGTTTTTCACGGGTAGCGTCATCAACACGGCGGTTGTGCTCTTCCAGCCATCCCGCATTACCGGACGCCTCCAGCACGCGGCGCTTATTGGGGATCATCTCCAAATACTGCTGTACTTTTTCAAGTTCCTGCTGGTTATGCCGCTGTACAGCGTCCGCCGTCGTGTGCTCGATCTCGTACTGCAGTTTGGCGATTTCAACATTGAGCTTGCTGCGCTCGTTTTTGACGGCCCCGGCGTCGGATACGGGGTGCAGCTGCTTTCGGTTTTCGTCGATGCGCGCGGGTAATGCCGACAGGGAATCCTTATACCGCTTACGGCGTTCTGTGCAGATCCGGGAAAATTCATCCACTGAATGCGTCCCCAGCATGCTTTCCAAATCGGAAAGCTCTGGATTGGCAGTAAATACGTCCGCCGGCTGCCGGTATGTCGGCCAACATGCCGTACTCCCCCGGATCGGCAAAGTAGGCCCTCTCAGGGCTGCCGAACTGCTCCAGCAGAAGGCGCCGCCGCTCTTTATAGTCCTTTGTCTGCTCCGAGAACCAGACTGCATTGAGCAGCAGCGGAAGCAACTTTTCCGGGAACACACCAAAAATGGCGGAGCTATATTCCCCTGCACTCACGGGAACTTCGTCGATGAAATAGCGCGTTTCGTCGCCGTTATATTCCGTCTCGGCGCTTCCGCGACGTTTCGTCCAGCGTTCGCATATGGAACGCTGCAGAACGAGCGTGTGCCCGTCCGGCATTGAGAGAGTAGCTGTCACCGTAGGACTGCAGCCGGACAAGCGGTTCCCGTCTGTTCCCAGCGGAAACACATTGTAATTTTCACGGCCCTGTGCGTCCTTACCGGTCAAGAGCCAGAGAAAAGCAGCCATCAACGTGCTTTTTCCCGTCCCATTGCCCCCCTGTACTGTGGCGCTGCGCCCGTCGGGAGTAAGTACAAAATTCTTTATGCCGCGAAAATTTTCGACGTACAGCTTCAGCAGTTTCACAACTTTCAACATCATTCACCCCTTTTCAACCAAGCGTCATTTGCGTGAACGCTTGAGGACGTGGCTGAGGAACCTTATCCGGCGGCAGCGGGCCGTCGGTGATGTGTTTCAGCAGCGGGCGGATTTTCGGATCAATCGTGTGTTCCTGCACGTCCACCGCCACGACTTTGGCCAAAGTACCGCCCAGGCGTGTGTCTGCATAGACGATATCGCCCACAGCAAGCCTTTTGTCCGCAATATACGTATATTCACGACCGCTGTATATGCCGGGCTGGCTTCGGTCAGCGAACTGCACAGCGACATAATTTGTTTTGATAATAGTGCTCATTCTTGTTCCTCCTCGTCATCATCCCATTCGCAATCCACGATGCGGTTTGCAGCTTCAAGAAGCGGCGCCGCGGCGCTTGAAAAATCTTCATCGGAAAGTTCTTTCGCAACTGCCCAAAACGAGGCCCGAATGCCGTTCAGTACCTGCGCAGCATTTACTGCAAATTCCGCTGCCGCCATATATGTGGCGCTCTCTGCACTGTCAATGATTTTCCGTGCGTCGTCCAGATCTTCCTGCATGCCACGCACTTGCGCTTGCAGCATGGCCGTCATTTCCCGGGCTTTTTCACCGGCTCGACGTTCCACTTCGGCGGGGTCTGGCTCTTGGACAGCTACCTCCACAGGACGGGCTTCCAATTCCTTGATGCGCTCCTTGGCATCGAACAGCTCGCTCATCACCGGCCTTGTTTCCAGCGCGTCGGCTTTTTCCTGCGCATGCTTTGCCTGTGCCCGGGCTGTGGCAGCTTCGTCGCGCAGCGCATCATTGGCGTAGCGCAGGCTTTCCGCTTCCGCGACGGCCTTCTCTCGCGCCTCGCGTTCGGCTTTGATTTGTGCCTCCAGCGCCCGGAACTCCTTCAGTGTTTTCACCTGTTTGCTTTTGAGTGCCTCCACCGCCTCCGGCTCAGCTGACGGGCGAGAAGCCTCGTACAAGACGGATGGCGTCAGTTCTTCCAAGACCTTCTGCTCACGCGGAGTGCTGTTGTCCAACAGCTTAGAGACCTGTAAAAGTCGCTCTGCTGCCTTGCGGTGGATTCCAATGCTTCCACACCATGCGCCAAAAGTGTCTTTGCTGTACTGATTGTTATGAGCTTGCGACAAATTGTCGCAACCACCGCACAGCGCATCATGCGCGATGGCCACGCCGTCCGCCATGCGGCGCAGGCCCATCTCTGCCAGTTTGCGCCCGCCCAGGTACTCCCGTTCAGCCAGATGAAGGTCGGCCACCGTCTGTGCGTCCAGTCCGGAGTAGTCAAAGGGCGTGGCCTCCGGCTCCGCTTCCAAAGAGGCAGGCCCAGCAGCGGACAGGCTTTGTGTCGCACTGCCAGCATCCGCAGGGCAGCCGGGGGCCGGCAAGGTGTTTGCATCCGTCGGGGTGGTCGATGTTTCCGCTGGCTCCGGCGCAGCACTCCCGGCCGTGGTCGCAGCAGCATCCCCATTCGGGACAGATTGATTTTTGCATTTTCCCACTTCCTTCTCCAGTCTTTCGTCCGGACACGTCTCTTCTGCCGGCGCCGGACACTCTTCGTATGGTGCAAAGCACCCGAAGCCTCCGTCCGTCTTATCACATCCAGCCTGCGGACATGAGCTTTCAATACAATCCGGGCAGCGACAAGTGTCACAAGGTGAATACTCTTCTCCCTCATCTACAACCTCCGGAGGTTCGCTGCTCGCCGGACCGGACACCAGCTCCCAGCCGTCGCGTTTCGCACGGGCCTCCAAAACTTCCTCCAGGCTTTCGCGATAGATGTTTCCGATATTCCAATTCGCACACCATTTCCAGGTGGCGCTGTTCGCCGGGTCACGGTACTGCATCACATATGAGCCGTGTTCCGGTTGCGGGCTTACCCGGTACAGCCAGCCCGTGGCTGGGTCTCTGTATATCAGCATAGCGTTTGTCTCCTTATCCATCTCGGCAGCGTCTTTGTGTGCCGCTGCCTTTCCCTGCTCAATATCGCGCAGGATTTTTTGCTTTTCGGCATCAGCGTCCATGTCTTTTCGGTGAAAGGTTTCATCGAAAAATTCAGCCCATAGGGCACGCTTCGCAGCAATTCCCTTTTTGTTTTGCGAGCAGGCAAGCGTATACCGATACCGTCCTTCGTCTACATATTCCGCCGGCCGGATGCGGTCCCGGGAGAAGCCGCCGGAAAGCTCGCCATTGGGATAATGCTCTTTTACCCAATCGCTCACACGCTCCAGAAAATCAAAATCCAGGCTTATGATTCGGATGGTCGTTTTATCGTCAAGATGGCCGTGTAATTCTGTACGGTATTCCAAAGTTGGCGACATGCGGCATTCATACCCTTTTACGTCCATAACCATTGCATGCCGTGTATGGTCCCATTCGGTCGCCCCCCAGGGCATCAGATACGGGCAGCCCTCGCAGCCCTCCGTCTCCCGGTTCCCTGTGTTGTCGGCATTTGTGCTTTTATTTACCGCCCGGCCGCACTTGCAGAGGTATCGGTTCAAAACCAGTCACCCCCGGGCAGGACGATGGACTTCTTCACGGCCTTTAAATCGTCCTCATACACTGCTGCAAGCTCATGGCCGCAGCGCCTGCAGAACACGACCGGCCCGCGCAGGAGCATGTCCATTTCCGGGATCATGCACGATATCGGCATGTCTTCGGGCGATATCTCGCCGCTGGTGATGGCGAAAATTCCGCTGGATCCGATTCGGTTTTCGCAGATATCGCCGCCGCAAAAGTGCTGCACTGCTTCGGTGGTGTCCAAGAGCGCCGGGATATCGTTAAATTTCGGGGCCTCGCCCGGGCGTAATGTAATAACTCTCATTGATGTATACCTCCTTGATGTGTTACAATGGAGGCGGTCTTGGTGGGAACTTTGACCGCTTGGCGCTTGTCCGTGTTCGCAGCACGGGCGGGCGCCTCTTTTTTTGTCTGTTTGCTGCAACTCCATGCTGCCATACCGAGCAGTGCCGCGATGGTGAACAATCCTGTCCATGGGGCCGTCTGTCCGCTCACAATACCGTCCAAAACGGCAATGGAAAGAATCGCCGCGGCTACGGTAACAACTTTATACTGCATGCGTGTCACCACCCTGTTCCTTTTCCCGTTCCGCTGCCTCTCTGTCCATCCGTGCCAAGCACATTTCCAGCAGAATCTCATAGGCTGGATGTCCGGCGGGGATTACATACCCCTCGATGCTATCCAGCACAGTTCCGTCCATAAGGCGGTGAACTACCACCGGATGGTCATAGTCAACGGTGCTTTTTACTCTTTTTGCCATGATGCTTGCTCCTTTCAAAAAGCTTATATTTTCCGCCGCCTCCGGGCGGCTTTTTCATTGCCGTGCGGTGATATCTTCTACCAGCGCATCCACGTGCGCCTGCGCGTCCCGAGCGTACTTGCGGCAGGCATCCCGGGCGGCGCGGCAATTATCATAATGCTTACGCGCCGAATCGTACCGCTGACAGGCTGCGGAGGTCATTTCCTCCCACTCAGCCGTCATCCTGCGCCAGTCTGCCAGCATCTGCTGTGCAGCGCTTAGACGGTCAAGCTGTTTCTGCAATACGCCGTAGGTTCCCGTTCTGCGAATCGTGGGCAATACATCGTGTGTCACCCACCGTTTGAATGCTTTGGCCTCCGGCTTGTCCGACCGCAGGATGACCGCGTACAGGCCCGGCTCGTTGATGATGGTGGTGATACGAGCTTGGGTTACCCCGTTCGAGCTGGTATAAGTCAGACTTACATCAGCTTTTTCGTCGTCTTCTAGACGACTCGCTACCATGGCGGGGTTGCTCATACCGAGCACCCGGCAGACATCCCGCAGCACCCACCACAGGCCGTCCTCACGCTGGATTGTGCGGAGCTGCTCGCCGCCGTAGATAAAAATTTGTAGATCGTTCATTTGAACTCCTTTCCAGTGCCCTTTGTCTGTGTTAGTATGTTGAGTAAGAAAGGGGGTGAAATTTATGGGGCAGATAGGCGAATTTGCCAATTATGGGGAACGAATATTCTCTTGTCCGCATTGTGGCATAACAGACTGTGGTGCCGAAGAAGTATACTGCCACAACTGCGGGAAACTGCTTCACAACGTTTGTATAAATGATGAATGTGAGGCAGCAGGCCTGATCATTGACACGGACATGAAATATTGTCCACTGTGCGGAGGGTGCACCTCGTTTATGAATCATGGCTATTTCGACTAACCAGTTGTGCTGGTGCTGCGATTCTTTTCTGTCAGCCGCTCTTGTGTTTGGGGCACAGGAGCGGCATTTTTTTGCCTGCTTCAATGCACTGTCTGATATGTGTCAGATGTTTTGCGGCCTTTCTGGCGGCTTCGCTATAGGATAGCTGTCTCTCGATTGCCTCAGTATGCTCATTGAGGACTTCATTCCCTTGAAAGTTTGGGGCATTTATGAACTGAAGCACGATGCATCTTCCAGCACCATCGACGTACAGGTCTAAGGTCGCAATCTTTTCTAGTCGCATATTTTCTCCTTTCTGTCCGTTTTATCGGACTTGTTTTGTAGTATCCTGAGAATAAGATTTCCCCCCCTTCGAACATTCCTCGCATAAACGCGAATTTCAGCACAAAAAAATATTTTGTGCGTCTTCGGCACTGAGTTGAAGCACCTCAGCAATGCGATGCATTTCTCCAATAGAAAAAGCCATTCCATCGGTTTTCATTTTTCGAGAAAATGTGCTTTCATCAATGCCAATTGAGCGCGCTACCTTCTCCTGAGTAAGTCGCCGTTCTACAA